CTAATACTGTTGATGATACACCTTGGAGATTAGGCTCACAAAAATTAGAGATTAGACCTGACGGAAGACGTTGATATATATAAAAGACAAAAGCATAACAGAAGAAGATTTAAAAAATTTACAAGTTTTTAAAACTCATCCATTTTATCTTTGGGGGGATAAAAATAGTGAAATACGTTGTGTAAATATTGCTGCAGATCATCAAATACCTTTAAAAATTCAAAGTTATGTTTCTCACGATCCCAAATATAAAAATATAGAACTAGCTGAAATAATTACGTATCCAACTGGAGTTTCTAAAAATTTTCATTTTGACACGCAAAGAGACAGCACAACTGGAACATCTGTAACATTCTTAAATGATGATTTTATAGGGGGTGAGCCTGTCATAGAGGGAGTAAAAATCACACCGATCACAGGTAGAACTTATTTTATAGATGGAAAAATGTATAAACACGGGGTATTAAATGTTATAAAAGGTTCAAGACAAACTTTAACAATATGGTACAATAATGGCTAAAATAACAATAACTAGACTACCAAACGCAACGCCAGAGTATGATCCTGCTCAGTTTGACCAAATGATAAGATTATTAGATCAATTAATACTATTGTTAAATACTAACTACCAACAAGATTTAAAACAAGAGCAAGAGTCGGAGGCTTTTTTCATTGGCTAATACATTTAAAAGTGCGATGGTTGACATAACATCTACAGATTTGACAACCATATTAACGGTGCCCACTGCGAATCCTGGTGCAACACCACCTGTGCCTCCCACGACTGATGTTGTAAAATCAATTCTAATTTGTAACGACTCAGGTAGCACGACTTTAGTGGATTTAGAAGTAGTTAGATCCTCTGCTACCTTCGAATTGTTCAAAGCTAAAAGTGTAAACACTAACACCACTACTGAATTGTTATCACAACCTCTTGTATTACAAGAGTCTGACGTATTAAAAGCACAGGCTAACGCTGCTAATCAAGTTCATATTATTGTAAGTTTTATGGAGGTTACAAAAGGTCAACTTTAGAAAGGAAAGAAATGAAAAAATTAATTTATGGTTTAGTTTGGTTGTATATTAAATATGGTATGCATCCAAAAATAAGAAAGAATACAATAACAAAAATTAGAAAGTCTTAAAATGGATCTTCAATCTTTATTTATAACACCTGTAATGATTACAGAGATAAAAGGTCATGGTCATTTGATTGACAGACTTTATGAATTAAAAGCACAAGATGATAAAGGAATGCCTCGGTCAAACATAGGAGGTTGGCATAGTCATGATGAACTTTACAAAGACGAGGAATTTAGAAGCACCGTAGGTGATATTTTATATAAAGCCAAAGAATGCTTTAACCATTTAGATGTACAAGATAAATATGTGCCAGAAATGACAGGTTTATGGGGCATGATAAATCCACCAGGATCTAGAAATAATATACACACACATCCCTACAATTACCTATCTGGAGTATACTATCTTAAAGTGCCCTCTAAAAGCGGTAATTTAGTGTTTCTAGAGCCTAAACCACAAGCAGAGGTGTTATCACCTCCAAAGAAAAAAGACGCCTCTATACACCTAGCTCATAGCGTTGATTATGAACCAAAAGAGAATGCCTTGATTTTTTTTCCATCATGGTTACAACATGAGGTGAAAACAAATAACTCTAAAGAAGACAGAGTTATTTTAAGTTTTAATATTAATTGGAGGGAAAATGCCAATAGTTAAAAATGCAGAGCAAATAGGAACCATACAATTAGAGGATGGTAGAGTTATTCCAAGATACAATGTGAAAACTGAAACAACATTAACTAACATTGATACTGGTCAAGAGTACGAGTCAGAAGAAGCTATGCAAGCTGATGTAGATGATCCAAACACTTCAACAACCATTGAAAAAATCAGACGTGATGTTAAAGTTTTTGCTCCATCATTAAAAGATATGTTGGGCCAAACTCCTAAGTCTTAAGATTGTTGACACTCACACCCTTGTCCTTCACATATTGGACAAGTTGGATCAGAGGAGTGACTGTGGTGATTACACTCTTTTAAATGACGCTCCATGTCTCTTTCTACGGCTAGTAGTCTTTCGTGATAGTTGCTCACCTTATCAGCAAGGACAGCAATAGCTTTTAAATATTCTTGTTCAGTCATAATATCTCCTGTGATTGTTAATTTTGGTGAGAATCTAATGTAAGCATATTTTTATGTTCTGCAACAGTATTTTTTATAATTGTTTTCTTGACAGGTCAATTGTGTTATACATGCGACAAAAGAATGATTAGTAAAACTATTGTAAGTGGTAGAGTTATTAAAAAATATAAAATTTCTTTAGATCTTATAAATGATTTAAATGAAAAATACGAACTACATAAAAAAACTCTTAATTCTTTTGGTCCTAGATTGGCTGGTAGATTAGATTCTGAATTAGAATTCACTAACAAAATAAGTGAATGTAAAATATCTAAAACCATAGTTGATTGCATGCATGATTACATAGAAAACTTAGAAAAAGTAAATTTATACTTTGGCAAAAAAGATTTAGAAATATTAAGTTGTTGGATTAATGATATGCAAGAGGGTGAGTACAATCCACCGCACACGCATCATGATAATACAGGTTGGTCTAGTGTTATGTTTTTAAAAATACCAGAATTTATTAATGATGCGAAAGATCCTCACAAGTTTAAAGATGGGTCTTTAGGGTTTATAGATGTAAACGGATCAAATTGCATATGGCAAAAACCTGAGATAGGAGATTTTTATATATTTGAAGCGAGTCATCAACATTGTGTTATGCCTTTTAAATTAAAAAATAAACAAGACATTAGAAGATCGATGTCTTTTAATTTTATAGATAAAATTGTTTAATAAAAAAATTACATTTTGTGCCACAGATAAAGGGATGTTGCATGTTTGGCCTCATCCTAAACCTGCTTCAAGATTTATCCCAGACGAGTACAAAAAATTAAAAAGATTTACCAATAATAATTTACATAGTCCGACAGTCAAAACCTGTGTGCCTTTTTTAGATTCTTTGACTATGGGTTATATCATTCCTTTTGATCAAGATTATCTTGTTGACCCTGTTGAAAATGATTTTGCTGTAACGCCAGCTAATAGAGAACAATGGGATTTTGGATATCACCATCAAACACAGCTTCCTAAAGAGTGGCAGAAAACTACGGGTGAGAACGCAGGTAAATTTATGAACAAATGGCTTATTAAAACACCGCCAGGATATAGTTGTTTATTTGTAAAACCAATGAATAGAGTAGAAAATCGTTTTGATATCATACCAGCTGTTGTTGATACAGATACTTATATCAACGTGATAAATTTTCCTTTTATTTTACAAAAAAGAAATGAGCAATTTTTACTAAAAAAAGGAGAACCAATGGTTCAAGTTATACCATTTAAACGTGAGTCATGGAAGATGTGGAGTGGTTTTTATCTTGAAAAAGCTCATTTAAAGGTTGAATCAATGTTAAGAAGCGAATGGGTAGACAGATATAAAAAAATGTTTTGGTCAAAGAAAACTTTTAAATAATTATTAAAGTAATTATGAATGATTTGGATCGTAATCTTGCCAAGTTTTTGACCAAGAAAAAGAGAAATTATCTTCTGTGTTGCTTGAATCTGCAGCTAACCAAGCATCTAATTGAGTTTTAAATTCAGCTGCTTCGGCTGAACGATACTCAGTTATTGCTTCTTCAATTTCTAATTTTCTTACTTCAGCCCAAGTCAATAAATCTGCGATTGTGGTGGATCCTACTGCATCAGATGTAGCATTTAGATTTGTACTACCTGTCATCATACCAGTGCTTGAATCTTTTAATTGTATTTCGTTTTGCCCTGTTAAATTGTTCCAAATAACATAATGATAATTGTTTGGACACCAACCATCTACCCAATTTTTACCTTTGTCGGCCCATTCAATATAAAATGAATCATCAACTTTTATATAGTCATTATTTGAAATTACTATTTGATCAGCCATTAATTATCCTTAATGTTTTATAATGTAGTTTACAACTACAAAAGGTGAAAAAGCATTGGTACCTGAACCTGTCACTGTTCCAGTTAGAGTCCCTGATAAAGTGTGTGCGTGATTATGAGCAGTTCCTGAACCTGTATTATTAATATTTAAACTTTGAGTAGCACTTGCATTTGAAGTTTTTGAAATACCCGCTTGTTCATTGTCACCCATACTAGGGAATTGAAAAGTATTATAATTATGAGTGTGAGCATGTGAAGCTAATTGTGCACTTGTAAGAGAAGTGTTGCTTATATTACCTGTAACTGTAACAGCTTGGTTGTTTGTCAAAGACACTGTAACAGTGTTTGCTCCGCCAGTGCCTGCTAAACTGTTACTACCGTCTTTACCTTGTGGAAATTTTCCAGTTAAATTTGGAACATTAAAGGTTGTAGAGCTATCCCCTGCACCATAAGTAGTTCCAACGACTGCAAACAAATCAGCAAACGTAGTTCTTGAAATAGCTGATCCATCGCAAAGAACATAGCCATCAGGTGCTGTTGCTTTTGGCCAAGGTTTAATTGTTCCTACTTCACTTCTATTTGTAATGTCTTGTAAGTTAGCCATAATTAATCGTTATACTTTAATCTCCAACCGTTGTCACTGTCATTGTACACCAACGCAAAG